TATTTAATTCACCATCGAAGGTTATCTTCAAATTATTTTTACCTTTTTTTAATCTCAGCCAGTTTTTATTAAAATTGGATAAAAATACACCATCTCCGCTAATAATTTTTAATTCATTATCAATGATTATTTCTTTATTAATAGGTAAATTAATAATTTCGAACACACGATTTTCATCGTCAGTCATATTAATAATTTTTATAGTGCTACCCGAATTAAGTTTAAATTTAAGAACGGGATGCACGAAGTCGTCGTTAATATCTGATTTATTTGTTATAGAAACTAATTTATCAGTATAATTGCCATTATTTAAAACTAATTTAGTTTCAGCTCCATATTGATATGGAGAATTAAACACCACCTTCATTTTAAAACCAACGCAAACACCGTTGACTTTAATCTCGCTTACTTCTTTAAATTTGCACATATAATAAAACTCTTCCATTTCTGGTCGATGTATTATCATTTTGACAAAATCGTGACCGCTAGTTAACCACGCCAAAATTTCACGCTTATTAATATCGTGAATAATATTGTCACTTATCAAAGAAATATCTTTTTCTAATGGATTATCTTGGTCAATGTTTGTAATATAATATCTCTTCATGGTTTTACTTTTACTAACAGAAATATTACTACTATAAAATGTTGTTTCACTTGAGGCATCATTACCATCAAATGTATTCATCTTCAAACCATATATAGCGGAAAACACACCATTGTATGTTATATAAGTTGCATTCAATGTAATTCCCTCCTATTAAGAAAGCACCGCATTGCACGGTGCTTATTTTATATTTTAAATTTATCCACATCTCTAAGTTTTTTACCACTTCTACTCATTGTTTTATCAATTTCGTCTTTTACTTGTTTTACAGCTTTATTTACTATTGTTTCTAACTGTGGTAAAGTGTCTTGGTTAATGTTATCACAATGTATGTTTATAAGTGGTGAATTATATGTTACACTACCACCAGATGCGGACAACGCTGGTAGTGTTCTATTTGTGAAGTTAGACATTTGTCGTGGAGTTACAACCATCTCGCCCTTTAATAATTTAGCAAAAACCTCATTATTTTTTAGGGTAGCACCACCAACTATACCGCCCGTATGATGTGTTTCTATAGGTGTTGCTCCAGACATCGCATCCTTTATTGCTTGTGATGTCATTTGAGCCGCATTTTGAATAGCTTCTTCGATAGATTTTACTTGCGTATCTATAAAGTCAGAATATTCATCGTATTCATTGTCTATTTGTTTGGTTAGCTCCTCTATGGCGTGTTCTAGTGTAAACTCATTAAGCTCTTCCTCGGCTTCTCTTAATTCTTCTTGTAACTCTCTAACTCGAGATTGTCCTGAGGCAGAATTGTCGAGTTGTGCTAATTGTAATTTTGTTTGCAAATCTGCGACAGATTTTTGTTTTAATGCCAAATCTTTTTGATATTCAGCTTCATCTTGCATGGTTTGCAAAATCTCTTGGCGTAACTCTAAAATGTCTTTATATTTATTAGCTTGTTCTTCTAACGCATCACTTTGTGCTTCTAGCTTTTCAGTAAACTCTTCAAGTAAAGCACTGCGTTCGAGTGTATTAATAACCGCCTCTAATTTCTCTTGGTTGGCTAATGCATTTTCCACTGAAGTTTGAGATTTGTCTACATCTTCTTGCGTAACTCCCTCTTCTCCAGCGGCGAAAGCGTTCTTGATAGTCTCATGCTTAGCCTTCATATCTTCGACGGTTTGTGCATATTCATCACGAATATGTTGTAAGTACGTATCTAATGAATCGGCTGCTAACGTATAACCATCAACGCCTTCAACTAAAGCTCCCACTTCTTTAAGATATTCCAATAATTCTGGATACTTTTCATTGAGTTTTGTAAGTGTGTCGCCTGATAAAATGCCTTGCTTATCCATTTCTTCCATTGCATCAGCTAAAGCATCATATTCATCTTCTAATTCAGACAAAATACTAATGAAAGATTTTAAAGTTACGGTCTGCGGTTTATATTGGCTAACTTTTTTGTTAAACCAATCAGCATAATACAATGATAGCCAGTCATCAACACTATTTGTTATATCATCAATGGTTGCAGCACTATCTTGTATATATTGATTTGCTTTAACGGCTTCAATTATTTGATTTCTAAATGAGTCATAATCCGTCAATGATTCAATATTAATACCCGTAGCATCAATTTCCCAAGCCTTCATATTAACAGTAGAATCAATTAAGCCATCTAAAGCACTTGTTTCTTTATCTAGATATTCTTGATACTTATTCCTAATATTTAAGAATTGGTTATAAATATCTTGGCTACCAGAAGCATAATTTCTATCAATCATTTCTTCTAGCAATCTATTTAACTTATTAACTGCGTCTTGTGCATCTTTTGCGTTTAAGTTAACACCATAGAATTTATCACCTATCGTTGCGTCGGCAGATACACTCATGCCAAGTTGATTCATTAAGTCAGCAATTTCATCAGCATATTTACTAGCGTCCTTGCCTCTTTCGAATGAGAATTGGTAAAAATCATCTACTAACCAATCTCCGAAACCACCTATATCAACATAGTTAGTTTCAAAAGCTTTATTCGTGCTATGCTGTGCTGCAGTATAAGCACCTAAAGCTGCTTCATACTCTGTTTTGGCAGTACCTGCTTTTAATTCTTTTAATTTTTGCAAAGATACTTCCAAACTATCGTTTACAAGGTCTAATCCATCAGCCTCTCTTCCGATTTCTGCAGTGATTTTTTGTTGTATTGCTAAAACTTTTTGTCTAATCTCAGCACTAAACATACTTGCATCATCAATGCCTTCAATAGCCTCTTTATATTCTTCTACTAAATCAATAATTTCTTTAGTTTGCTCTTTTGCTTCTTCAGCTTCTTCAAGTCGTTGTTTAGCCTGTTCAGCAGCTTCTTCTGATGCCTCTTTGGCTTTTTGAGTTGCTGACTTATAACTTTGGAATGCTTTAACCAGTGCATAAATTGCTGTAACTGCTAATATAATCCAACCAACAGGGTTTGTTGCATTCATTGCAGTATTGGCGGCTGCTTGGGCGTGTGTTGCTGCTGTTTGTGCTGCTAATGCAACCGTTGCTCCTTTGTGAGCTACCATCTGCGCTTTTATACTCAAGACCATTGCCTTTAGCGAAGCAAGTATTGCTGGGAATATCGCTAAGATACTTTTTAGCCCACTCCACATAGTCATAAATGTTTGTGTGGTTTTGATTTTTACAAGCATAGCATGCAACGCTACTAAAGCGATAGTAATAGCAGGAACAATTATCAATATTCCATCGCCAAACTGAACTATTTTATCTAGTAACGAAGCAATAGACGCTAAGAAATCAACACCGAATTTGATAATATCACTATCTAGCAAATTAGCAGAAAATGATTGCCACGTAGCTGTTAGTTTGTTAATTTTAGCTTCAATACTATCCATATATGCAGCTTGATATTTCTCTTGTGCTGTACCTGCACTTTCAGCTGCAATGCCAGCATATTCCATAGCTGAGCCATAGTTTTCCATTAAAACTATAAATTTTTCTTGCTGACGAGTACCAGCAAACGCAGTTGCTATTGCGTGTTGTTGAATATTATCGTATTCTTCCCATTTGGCGCCTACTTCATCTAATACATCGCTAAAATCTCTGAATAAACCTTCGTCATTTCTTAACGATATCCCTACTGAATTCAATACACTTTCAACATCGTTAAGAGCCTCTCCAGTTTCATCATCAGTAAATACTCCAGCTTTTACATTACCCATTCTTGCGAATAATGTTTTAAAGAAAGTACCAACACTTTCAGCGCCATCTTGAGTGATTTCGCCTACTGTTGCAATGTAACCTATTAAAGTATCCATACTTACACCAGCAACATCAGCGCTAGCTGCAGTTTCTGCCATAGCAGTTGCAATATCTCCCGCACCAATAGCAGCTTCCATATCAACAGAAGTAAATTTATCTACAATGCTCATCGCATCACTTACTTCCATTTTATAACCCTTAATAGCACTAGTTAATGCACGGGCTGCTTCTGCTGAATCCAATTGACCTAATTTAGATAACATCATAGTATTCTTAATTAGTTCATTAGTTTCGGCAATACTGTAACCTTGACGAAGCCAAGTGTCGGCAGCGTCAGCTACTTCCGTAGTTGTCGCACCTAGTTCTTTAGCAAGCTTGGAATAAGTTTTAATGAGCTTTTCAGTCTCTTCTCTAGTTCCGCCTGTTGCAATTTGTAAATTTGTAACTGCCTTGTCTAAACTTACAACGTGATTATAAATTTGCATCAATGCTCTACCAGCACTTGCAATTAATAAACCAGATAACATACTCTGGAACTTATTTTGAATAGCAGAAAGTAATTTTTGCCAAGGAGTCTTAACAAACTCACCAGACTTAGCTAAATCCGTAGTAGTTTGTGTATATGCAGTATTTAGCCTAATAAACTCTTGGCGAAGTAATTGCAAGTCCTTTGTTGCATCACCAGTGAGATTTAAAGGTTTAGCCATTAACGTTTCTAAATCTTTTAATTTTTCTTTGGCTTCTATTGTACTAAGACCTTGCTTTTTCATACTAGCAACGAATTCTGCTGATTTCTTTACTAGTTTTCCATAACTATCTGTTAAAGAAGTCAATTCTTTTTGAGCAGTGACTTTATTACTACCTGCCAAACCACCTTGAATCCCAGATAGTTCAGATTTAAGACTACCCTTTAAAGGATATCTTTTCATCTTCTTTTCAAGCTCTTCCATTGCTTGAGCTTGTTTTTGTGTTTCTTCTACGTAAATCTCGCTATTTTTCGTACGAGACTTGTATAATTGATTTTCAGCCTTAAGTGTCTCTTCTATAGATTTCTTAAGGTTATTGTACATAGTTTGTTGTCGTTTTTGTGCAGCAGTAAGCGTTTTAGTTGCTCGTGTTTGGCTTGCTGTGTTACTAGGTGATTGTATGCTAATAACATTCTTTAAATTGCCTGCACTTCCCAACGTTTTTTCAATCTTTTCTTTAACTGCTTTTAATTTAGTCTCTAAATCTTTCGTGTCAAAAAATATCTTGACAGTCGGTATTTTCGATTTTTCTAAGCCTCTAACAATTTTTCTAAGGCTTTTCGCAATCTCTTGACCAGAGGCTCCGCTTAACTCACCGCCGCCAGAAACACCATATAGTAACTCGACGTCAACTTTACTCATGCGTCAAACCTCCTATTTATGCTTATTGTTTGTATATATCTCCTATATCTGCGGATTTTATATCAAACCTTTTCTTATTGAGCTTCATAAATTCATCAACAGTATTTTGCATAAATCTAAGTGCATCTCTATGAGCTGTAGCTCTAATTCTAATACCATGTGAATCCCAGTAGCCAATTGGTGGCTCGCCATTCTTGATATCCATACCATTGTTAAATAACGCCAAAATGTTTTCAATGTATTCGCCAGTGTAATAACCAACAATTGATTCACGCCTTAATAATTCGTGGTCAAATTCTATGCTAACTTTATACATGCCTTTTCCCACCTTTTCAGGTCGAGAAATTGTTGCATGATTAACTGTTTGTTGGATGATTTCACTTAGCCCATCACTAACTTCTGGCTGTGAAACTGCGTAAAGTTTTAAAATGTCTAAATATTTCTTCGCATTATCGGAGTAATTATTTTTTGATATAATTCCGTCTTGGTTGAGTTGTTTGCCAAACTTTTGATTTTTGTCAAAAGCCTGTTCTCTTAATTGTTGCACTTTTTCTTTACCCGCCGTGCTATTAGCGTACTTTTTGGTTTTTTGAACTATGGAATCGATATTAATCATTGCTTGCCTCCATTTTGAATAAAAGGTGTATTTTATTTACCATCCTCCCATCTCTCAACGTCCCAAGTTTGCATTTCATTCCATATCTTGTCTACAAATGAATTCCCGCCTAATTTCTTATATTGAATATACATGTGCTCTACATTTTCAAATTCATATCTGCCAATCTTTCGGCTATTATTGTGTTTGTAATAAGCTGCTAAAATTCTATCTCTTAGTAGGCATTTATCAGTTTCGACTTGATTTCTTTTCTGCTCTTCTTCTTGCATTCTATCTTTTTTAATTCCGAGAATCCATTGACGAAATGGCTTGATTATCATCATACTCAATGTAAAAGCAGAAGTAGTAGTACAAATGACCAAATTTATTATTGTTAAAGTGTCCATTTGACATTACCGCCTTTCTTCTTTTTTATTAAAAAAAAATGCCCTAGATGGGCATTTTAACTTATATATAATTATCTATCCCACATTATTTTGTTGTATTTTCTGTATGTATTTTACTTATGATGTCTTCAATATCTGCATTTTGGAATTTACCAAGTAAGTTTTTGATTTCATCAAGGTTTATATTTTTAAATTGGTCTGTGATACCGTCAATAAATGATGTTAATTTGTTAGCAATAGAATTAAAATTTTTGTTTGCTATTGCAGTATCCCTGTATGCTTTAATGAGTTCGTCAGCTTCTTGAAAAACACTTTCAGCTTCGTTTCCTACAATTTCCATGATTTTCTCATAAAGAGAAGTATTCATTACTAGTTGATTCACCATTTTCATTTCAGCGTCGGCTTCAGAAGGAAGTTCTAAATCCGTGAAATAAGTGATAACCGAGAAACGTTGTGCATAAGTTCGCAATTCAGGTTGATAACTTTCTACCATAGGGTCAAGGTTTTCGCCTTCTTCGCTTATACATACAAACTTATAAATATCTTTTGTCATTGCAAGTCTATCCTCGAAATCTAATTGAGGAAAAACTTTAATGTGGATTTCCTCTGCTGGTTCAGTATTTAATTTAATTACTAAATCAACAGGTTCTTTTTTATCATTTTTAATTAATTTTGAAACAATTTGTTTGTTTTTTGTTTTACTCATTCCTTTTACTCCTTATCTTTTTCTTTATTGTTATAATCTGTTTTAGCTTCTTTGATTTGTTTATAAAATAGGCAATCATCTTGAGATATGCCTTCTTGTATATACCCAGCCTTCACTCTATTTAATAAAGAGCAATTTCTAGAGTATCTACCGCATCCTTTACACCTATTTTCGTAATTTTGCAATTTATCATTATTATCGAAAATACCAATGTAAGAAACTGGATGTATTGATATTTCGATGTGGGGGTCTTTGCTGTTATAATAAATACGTTGTACCCTTTCACACACGATATTATCATCCTTCCAAACTACTTGCGTATTAGTAATTGCATCTAGCATAACTTTAAAATAGTTATTGCAGTCCATGTCAGTTCTTGGGAAATAAAATACGGTGTCCACATATAAGTGAGAGTTTGCTACATCTTCTATGTTCCAATTCTGCTTTTTGGCTTCCTGGGTTACATATTCTTGAAACTCTTTTTGATAAGTTGTTGCCTCTTTAGTTTTATAACTACAAGCAATTGACTTACCAGTTTTGGTTTTTACCACTCTATATGATAAATAATGATTTACGCTTGGTGGGATGGGCGAAATTAGTTTTAATTCACTACTCATAGATTTCCACCTTTTGAAAAAGACGGCATATTACTACACCGCCTTTTTAATTTCTAATTATTAAGCTTCTGTACCTTCGTCTTCTCCGCCAGTAACTTCTTCTTGAGTTCCGTCTGAACGAGTGATTGTTAACAATTTACCAGCATCGTCTGTTGCAAGTTCAAATTCAACTTCAACTTCGATTGGGTCTCCTGCTCCATCATAAGTGATATTTAAAGCTCTTTTTACTTTTGCTTTATGGAAAAGTAAATCTTCACTTATTTTGTTACCATCTTTATCTTGCCATACTGTTTCAGATGTAATTGTGTAGTATGGAGATATAGTACCATCAGCTGTATTTTCAAATACGATTGTATTTGATGCATCTTTAACATCCTTACCAGCAAGTAATGTTAAGATTTCAGCAGTGATAATTTGTGTAGTTAATTTGAAAGTACCTGTAAGTGGGTTGTTAAAACCAACTTTGTTACTTCTTGCTTGTCCACCAGTAGCCCAAACTGAATCGCCTTCGATTGCAATTTCACTTACGTTAGCGAAGTCAATGTTCATTACTGGAACATCTGATTCAGCACCAGTATAGCTACCATATGAATAAAGCTTTGTGTTTAAACCAAAACGGTTAGCAAGTTGACTATTTTTTTCTAACATGTCTTTATTCTCCTTTAATTGTTGTTTATGTTTTTAAGCCAATCCCCAAATTTAAAATCTTTTCCGCCATGATTACTATAAATCATCTCATTAAGGTCAACCGTGCGGATATAGTTATATTGGAAAAATTGGTCATATAGTTGGAATACCGTTAATTCATAAACATTAAGCAAATTGTATGAAGGATGTACTACACACAGTTTTGATATAATGTTCCCAAGAGAGTATTCCGAATCTTCTTTCTTGGTTGATGTTTGTGCTTGTTTCGCTAAATATTGTTGTGCCTTTTCCCATCTAGATAACGCTTCTTTTGAAGATTTCTCAGGTGAAGCAGGTGCCTTATCTTTGGAAAGTCCAACGTAATTTAACTGCAAAATAATATCGCTAAATTGTTTAAAATTATTTCTGTTTATTTTGCCTACGACCTTTGATTCTTTGTCAAAAACAATATAAGATTTCTCTTTATCATCCCATCCAATTCTGTCATCGGTCATAAAAAAAGCTATTGCTTCCGCTAATAGCATTTTGATTTGAGGTATTAAAGTCATAATGTCAAAACACTCAAAATTTTCTGGCGCTTTTTCTAATGCCCTTAATCCTAATATAGATAATTTTTTTGCATTTTCTAATAATTGTTTTTTATTCCATGCAAATAAATTAATGTATAATGCGTACTTATTCCAACCCACACCCGATGTTGGTTTTAATTCTCGTAAATAAGGCGAACGCACATGCCCTATATTATCGATATATATAGCGTCTCCGCTTATTAAATCAGCATATTCCAGTTTCATCGATATTCTCCTTGATATTAAAATCAGGAACAACATAAGTTATTTCCCTCATTGTAAAACTCGGATTCGATGATGTTAAACTTTTTACTGATTGCAAAGTAAGTTTACCAATACCAAAGATTTCACTACCATTTAATAATAAGTCTATGTATCTAACCAAATTATCTCTACGATTACCCATTAAGCCTTTAAAAACTTTATGGTCTAGTTTCATAAATTGCTTATGACAAGCAACGGTTACATATAGTTTCATACCTTTTATTTGCTTATTTGATACGCTAGGAACATCTGCCTCTACCCAAATATAGGCTTCGGCTTCAGTGGTAGTTTTGTCAACATATTCATAATCATAGATATTGTTTTCTAAAACTTTGTCAACATCATCGTCCGTAACTTTTTTAATGTTTCTTAATAGAGCAATGCAGTTTTTATCACCAGCAAGTTTTAATATAACCTTTGCTGGATAATCTACAAGCTCGTCTAAATGAGTCTTAGCCAATTGTTACCACCTCTATCACCTTGTCGGTTGCTTGATATTTATTGTTATCATCGCATACAGACAATGTTATTTCTGTTCCAATTAAATCATCATCAAAAGGCACTTGAACTCTACAAGAATTTCCTTCTGCAGTTATTGTAAATGTAGCAGGAACTACCGACCATTTAAAGTCAATATTGTCTTCAATAATGTTTCCATCATTGTCAAATATACTTACTATGTATTCTCGAGAGCCTCCTATTCTAATAGTATCTTTACCATTAATTTGGTATGAACCCGAAATGGTTTCATCTTTAGTGTTTTCGGTATTTTCTTCTGATGTGTCGTTAGCAATAAAATCACATATTAATTCTTGAATATTGTCCGTCTCTTTATTAAAGATGTCGTTAGCCAATTGTAGTTTTAATAAATGACTTCCTGCTCCCACATTTTGATTTATTGTGTCTATCCAAGTTACTTTCATAACTTGAAGTATTTTTTCACGATTTTGATTAAACATTGTGCCAATACAAAATCTTTTGTCAATATAGATTTGTTCAGTTTCTTCGTCTAGTGGAATGTACATAGGATATTTAGCATCAGCAGTTGTGATTGCCTTTTCCGTTGTGTTTGAATATGAACCATCATCAATTACACCATAGCGTTCGATGATTGTGCTATTATTGTTTTGGAATCTAAACAAGTGATTACATAACCACATTTCCCCAGATGTCAAGCCATATTCATCTTTAAATAGTTTAACGACAAGCCAATGTTCATCGTAGCACTTTACAACGTCTCCAATATACATTGTATCTTCTGGAAATAACGAAACTTTGCATACTTGCGGAGTTTCACGTATTGCCAAAATTGGTTTAACAATCCCGTTGCATTCCGCCATTGGTTGATAAGAAGGGCTATTAGAAGCGAGTTCTTTAAAAGAGGCGGCTGCTGAGCGCATTGATTGTCTCCTATTTGATGTTCCTCGACGAGTTAAATAGAAATCATATGTATCCCAGTCGGTACCGTTCTTACTCACTCTACTTTCCTCCTCCAAACAATTTTTTCATATCATCAAGACTACGAGTGCAATTTAAAACAATTCTTCTCCAGTCTTTAAATTCCATGTTTGTATGGTTGCGAAGATAATTCAAGTTGTTTATTACATAGATATAAGCTTTAGACTCTTCTAAACTACAATAAGTAGAAACAGCTCCTTCTGCTGTAATCACAAGTGAATAAATATAATCCTCAATATGATTGTTTTTACCAGCATCGGTCGCTTCTTTCATGGGCAACAACTTGAATACATCATTACGAAGTTTTAATAAAAATGTAGAAATATTATTCATTTGAGTCACCACCTGTTTTTAGTTTATCTAAATCACTATGTCTAAACGAATACTCATTGATTTTACCTTGATACTCTAATCTAACAGCATCTCTTAAGGATACAATTTCTTTTAAAAGGTTTGCAGGCGAATAAGTATTGTAATCTTTTCTAGTCATAGTATTATGTAGCAATTCGCTATTTAAAGCTCTTTGGCTAAGCCAATGATAAGCCAAACCTAAAGCCAAAATTTCTTGTTCTTCGTTGCCTAAAGTATTATTGAATTGCTCTTGCTCATCATCATAATCATTTAAGTCAACTATACAAGCATGTTGAAAATCAACTTGTGCTTGCATTAAGAAGTTGCGCATAATAACATCACGTTTGTCTGCATAAATATCTAAGAAACCGTAGTCTGAGAAACGGAACATTGCTCTATTATAAATTTCAGAATATTTTGTTGCCATTTATTTCTCTCCTAATTTTCAGTATCTTCTTCTGCTTCTTTAACTAATTCGTATCCTAATGCTTTTTCAAATGCTTTAATCTTTGAAACAGAGTCAAGAAGTCCGCTTTTAACATATTCATTGATTGCTGTTGCAAGATTTCTCTTTGCGTCTTCGCTCATAAATGATACTTTTTCCTCGATTTGAGCTTCAGTCCAATTACAAATTGTTGTAAAATCTGAAGGTTCTACTAAATTGGTGTAATGTTTAACAATACCTAATGTTTTATAGATATCTGCTGTTTTAGCAGTGCAGTTATAACCTTCTTCAATACCTAGGATAATAACCCATTGATTTGAGAAAAAGCTCATTTGTGTTGCTTTCATTGCTCTTAAATCGCCCATAGTTAAAACTTGGGTTTCACCACAACGACTCCAAAGAGTTTCTTCACCTGTTCTAGCATTTTTATAAACTAATGTTCCCATAACGTTACTTTTAACTTTAACAAGAACACTATCTTCGATACGACTATTTGTTGTAGTATCCTTTAAATTTAATTTTGCTTTTTCATTATCTTCTGAAATAAAATTGTTTATTTTTTTATTTTGTTTTTTTGACATAATTTTCTCCTTAAAATTCCTTTTATTTTATAAAAAAGACGGAACAACAACACTTGTGTTATCCCGCCTTAAATCACTGATTAGGCGATAGTGTAAACACCTAATTTTTCAGCACAGATTATACCTGTACCATATGCTTGACCATAAACATATTCTTGAGTAAGGTCATTGTTAGCTGTAGCATCTCTTTGAATAAGGATACCTGCACCTTCGTTAACAACTTTGATTGGTTTGTCATCACTTGCGATAACGAACAATTTGTTGTTGTCTAATGCAAATGTTTTACCATCAGCAGTGTGTGCTTGTTTTAAAGCTACCATTTCAGTTCCGTTGAACTTACCATAGTAACCAACGTTGTACATATCACTCTTAGCTTCGTCAGCAACAACAGCAGTTGTAACTTTTCTTAAAGCAGTTTTTGTACCAAGGATACGAGCTGTTTTACCTGTAGCAGCTTCAACGTGTTCGATTAATTCTAACAATTTGTCTTCAGTGTAAGAACCACTTATAACATATTGAGCACCTAAGTTAGCTGTATTAGCAGTAACGTTTCTTAATGCTTTGTAAGCATCAGCAAGAACTTGTTTGTTGAATGCAGTAGCAACTCCGTCGATGAATTTATCGAAAGAGATTTTACCAGCAAGTAATCTGTTAAGTTCTTCATAAACTCTAGCAATTTTCATTGATGTTTTAACAGTAACTGTTTCTCCACCAGAAATTCTTTGACGTCTAACGCCTTGAACACCAGCAGCAGCATCTGCAACTACGAATGTAGCTTCGCCTTCAGTAACGAATTCATTAACGTCTCCTTCAGCGATGTTTTTGTATTCTACAAGTTCAAAAATTGGGTTGCTATCAGTAAGACCAACTTCGATAGCAGCTTCGATTAATTCTTCAACCATGTCGAATAAAGCACTTCCTCTGTGGAATGTCTTAAAATTAATTTTTTCAGAACCACCGTTAGCTTCGATTAAAGCAGCACGAAGAGATTCTGCAGCGTCGCTAGTTGAATAGTTACCAGCAACTTTGCCATTCATGATATCGATGGCAACTTTTCTAATATCTTTCATTTCCATAATATTGTTTCCTTCCCTTTATAAATTTTATTTTTAGTTTTTAATTATTTTTTTGATTATTAAGCAACTTCGATAACAATCCATTCGCCTTCGATAGCGATAACTTTACCGATAACAGTTGAACCTTCAGTAGCTTCAGCAACAACTTTCATTTTTGTGCTAGCTTGAGCTTCAACGATAGAACCAACTTCTGCTGTTCCTTCAAGAGCTTCTGCTGTTACAGAGAACATATCTCCAGAGATTAATCTATAAGCACGGATGATATCTCCTTCTTGGTTAACGAAGTCAGCAAGAGTGTGATATGCTTTTTCTTTTACAACTTCAGGTGTTGCAACAAGAGCAAGATTTCTTAATTCAGATGCTGCTGTAGGAGCAGTAGCTTCACGAACTTCTCTTTCACCTTCTAATAAATCACCGATAACTACAATGTTACCATTTTCAATTTCACCATCAAACTTAGCAGAAACAAGGTTTTTGCCAAGGATAGTGCCTGACATATTGTCAGTTCTAACACATGCGTATTTAGCCATATTTAATTACCTTTCCTTTTACAATTTATTTTATTTTTCCACTCTTTGGTGGGTATTTTGAGAAAAATCCGCCGTATGGTTCTTCTGTTTTAGAAAAATCTATAGGCATTTTGTTTTCTGGCTTTTTGTCTGTTTTTACAGACATCGTTCTGCCACGGATTGCAAAGCACTTTTCTCTTAATGCTTCAGCAGTCTCGAACGACATTTTATCCTCGACTAGTTGTGAGAATTCCTCATTACCAGTCAAATCAGAGAATTCAGAAACGACAGCATCGTATTCATTTATTCGGTCAGCCTCTAAACGTTCCGCACGGAATTGTTTAAGTTCTTCATACTCAGCTCTTTCTTTGTCAACTTTCTCAACTTCTTCTAATGTTAAGAACTTAAGTACAACAGTAACAAATTCACCTTCAAAAGTTGCTTTATTGTCTTCACTAACTGTATATTCAACTCTGCAATATCTTTCTTCAGCGTCGGTTGTTGCTCCAAACTTAATTTCTCTTATGTAGGCATACTTTTCGTCAAAATCACATAAACAATAGATTATGCAGTTTTCATCATTACACTCGCAAAGTGAATCGCAAGCCATTGATAAAGCTTTGACTTTTTCAGTATAAGTTTGAGAAAATTTAACTGTTTCTGATGGGATTTGGTCTTGAGTTTCATCTGCAGAAAACTCTTCTTTTTCTTCTTCAGGCTCTTCTTTGTCGCCTTCTGGTTCTTCATCATGGTTTTCTTCGTCAGACTCTTCATCAGCAGATTCGGGTTCATCTTTTTCTGTTTCTTCTGGAACATCTTCTGCTTTAGGTTCTTCTTCAGAAGTTTCTTCAACTTCTTTCTTGTCGAACTCAGCAAGTTTTTCCCTTAACTCTTCTTCAGTCATGTTTTCGGTTATTTCAAAACTCAAATCTTCTTCTTTAAGACCAAATTCTGCTAAAACCGAATTGTAAACTTCGATTGTCAACCTTTCTTCTCCTCCTTTATTAGTCTTTATAGCATGGAAACATTCACTTAACTCTTGTTTAAACTCTTGCATCAAATCATTGAATTTAGAGTCATCAAGTGAAAAATGATATGGTTCAACACGACTATCTGGGAAACATGGTTCAACATGATACTCAGCGTCGTCACTTTTTCCCAATAAACATAAAGCAGAAAACGAATAATCCTTGATGTCGATGTATTTATCATCGTCCTCAAAAGTTTCGTAAGCTTTTACATTGATTTCCATACTCTGACCGAAATAGATGTCATCACTGTAAATAGCTTTACATAAATCGGGATATCGTCCAGTCCACAAAACAACATTTGAAACCAAATAAGTTGCTTCGTTTCCAGTACTATCAATAAATGTTTCATAGTGAATATCGTTGTTTTCTGGAACAACACCAAATGGAACGCACATACTTTTGAAGACATATTTGTTATCTTCATCACGTACTATGGTCATATCATGACCACCCATATGATATTCACCATCTTCGTCAACATAAACATGTCCTACGACAGGTATGTTGTATATGGTAGGCAAGGCTTTTTGTGTAGCCTCGTCGGATATGTGTGAATAATTCCTGTTCTTACCTAATGCAAGAACATAACACTTACATAGTGTCATTTCATCATTTAATGGTTTGACAGGAGTTATCTTGGCATTGTAGCCTAAAATTTCTCTTCTATTCATCGTTCCTCCCATCTAAAATCTAAGTTTATTTTCCATAACCACTGGAGTATCAGCAAATTTCAAATTTAAAACTTGCAAAATCTCAGGTGATACAGGAAACACATAGACATCTTGTTTATTTTGCTTTTCTTTTACATAAGAAAAACCGCTTCTGTATAAAACTTGGGCGGTTTTTTCATCTAATATTTTTATAAATTTACCATTCATAGTTATATTTTCCATAATATTCCTCCTTACCTATTGCTGTTTGAGTCATTGTCTCTCGTTTGCTCGCCAGAATCAGATAATTCATCATCCGAAGATTCTGGACGACCTTGACGAGAAAGCTCATCAGAAGAAGCATTATGACTGTTAACCATTGGTTTTAATAGTTCATCTATTTGAATAACATCATTTTCAAGATAAGATAATCCTTCTACATCTGCTTGTGTTATTCCTAATGCAGCAGCATAATGTGATTTAGCCAAACCAAAAGCAACTGCGCCTTTATACATCTCTATAAATTCATTGCGATTATAGATAGTTATAGGTAGAAGTGTTATCTTAAATTTGTTTGTACCTGAAAAATGTGTCTTTAGATATAAATTCAACATTCTTTCTATTTGTTGAACAATACCAAGAACATAATTTTCATCATTTTGTATAGCAAGTTTAGTTACACCCGAAGTATTATTAGATACACCGTGTAGTAAACCTGATGTACCAGCAGTAGTCCAATAGTTGTCTATTGCTCTACTTACATTATCAATTTCTGCTGTGGAGCCACTTTGTTCAAAATCAAATGATTTTAATGTGAATGGAGATATTGCTAAACCTACTCCATCACCGACAGCATTTTCTAGTTGAGTATAGTATTTTAAATACATATCCCAACCAATTAAAGGTTTTCCATTATTATCTATAGGCACTTCACCTGCAATCATTTTGTAATTATTAAGTTCATCTTTTGTTTCTTGTAATGAGATTGCATTTGCAATAGTGTATAATGAAGGCATAACCGCTCCAAATGGCGGTATGCTGTATTCAATAATGCTTGGGTCTGCTTTTATACATACAGACACATCCATCGGGATTTCTTTCCATTTGATTTTATCTTTTTCATATTCAGCATATAAATCTTGAACAACTTTTGGATAGAACTCCAATTTATCCTTTCCTATTTGAGACATATCTACAGAATATAAGAATACTCCATCTACCATAGATGAAATTTTACAAATGTCACCACTTATTCTTTGTATAAATGAACCTGTTCCATCTGATATTCTAACGCCATAATACGCACCTTCTCTTAATGCAACGTTCATAAGTGTTCTGCAAGTTTCAGGCAAATTCATTATTTCTAAGTCATGAGCAACTTTTAAATATTGTTTCTTGAAATTTTCAGCCTTTTTACCTGCTAATTTTGTTTTATCAAATCCCAAAGGAGAAATCACATAAGACCATGTGTATAAGCCTGAATAATAATTAATCAAGCGTTGATAATGCATAGATGACAAATAAAGATATATAGAAGCATTACGTAAATTTTTCTCGTTTGCTGATGGGTTTTGAAGCCATTGTATAATGTTTTCTTTCGTATAAGTTGAAAATGAAGCTGCTCGTGTTGCAGAACTATTCTTTTGAAGATTATTTACTGTTCTTTTTTGAACTACTTTCGCAAATTTTTCCATCGCTTCTGCAAACTGAACTCTTTCGTCTTTTTCTTTCATTTTTGCTTCTAGGTCTTCAATCTTTCGCTGCATTTCTTTACGATTCATATTTTCCTCCTTTTAATGTTTAGATTTTATTTTTGGTGCACGGAACTTTAAGACTAATTCATCAACTGTTGAAGTTGACGTGGCTGCTATAAGTTCACGTTCTTTTTGTTTTGCCACATAAATGTTATAACTCAATGAGCTATAACGGTCTTTTCTTTTACCTGCCTTCTCTTTAACTCTAATAACGTTGTCTTTTGTCTCATATTCAAGTTCTACTAACTCGTTTGCTAACAATGTAGTATTTACATACGGGAGTTTTAAAGCCATTTTATCTTGAGCAGGCAATTTGTTGTATCCAGGAATTTCTTGAAGAGCGTCTTCAACGTCATATCCTGTTTCCGACATAAGTAGTCGTACTTGATTTTGTTTTAGTGCTTCACGCAATCCTAATGCACATTGCGAGTTAAACAATGGATTACCATTGACTGCAAATATCTTTTGAGGTGCGTCAGGCACTCTACATCTCTCAGCAATTTCTTTATTATTGCAACATGATAATGCTGGATATGTAACACCTGTGTTTGCATCATATAAGTCTGTCATAATCATATCTACGACGCCCAAACCAACACCTTTAACGTCAATTACTAAATAATCAACATCAAATTCTTCTATTAACTTCCTAATAGATAATGCTTGTTCGTCAGTTCTAAGTCCTTCTTGGTTTGTGGTATATGTAATATTGCTAACATACTTACCACCACTAGCAGGAATTAACTGATTTAAGAAAATAGATGTAGCGTCGTTTTTGTTAACTTTTGATGACATTAACGCAATATCGGCTGATAATATTCTTATCTCGCCAGTTTGTTTTGCAGGAATTGCTAATCTTTTATCGGCTAGTCTTCTTTCCGCAGATGGGAAGAATGGATATTTAATTTTTCTATTTTTGGCAATATCTTCATAGTTATATAATCCACCTTCAGTATCAGAGAAGAATAGACATTCCATTTCCATCATCCAAGTAACACTATTGAAATCACTTTCTGACATTTCATCTTCAACTTGTTCTCTACTCAGTAAATTTTCTTTAATAGCAAGTTGATATGGTAACGCACAAATAAAATATTTTCTCTTATCGTCTACTAGATTTGCCGTATATGTTTTTGCTTTCTCATAAGACCAGTGTGATTGGTACCAGCATGACGACATATATATTTCTTTGTTTCTTTCGCTTAGATGTTTAAATTCAGATTTGTTTAAATATCCTGGTTGTCTAGGAGCAATCAAGAATTTTCTTAAAACTGCTTGTATAACATTTAATGGAACTAATCTAAACTCGTCACAAACTAAAATGTTGGCACGAGCACCTCTGGCATTATCAGAAGCTGTTACGACCTTAATTCTTGAACCATTAAAAAATTCCACATAAGCATCCGCTTGACTTGTGGAATAATCTTTTATTTCACTGCGTAAATTACCCGATAAGGGCATCAGTATGGTCGTAATTTTCTCAATTACTTCTATTGCCTGTCTTCGTCTACCTGATGCGACACAAATTCTTGTTCCAGGATATAAAATACATCTAACTACACAAAAAATTGCTGTTAAAAATGTTTTACCTAAACCTCTGCATGCCAAGAACATAAAATAGTTATTAAAGTTCATCATACAGATTAATATTTTCTGAAAGGGCTTTAATGTAATGTTTAAATAATCTTTACAAAACCTATGAGGATTTTCTCTATAATAAGCTGTCCTCTTGGCAACAGTATTCATAATCTTATCTGCTTTACCTTGGACAACTTCTTGTTCGGTTAATTTACGCTTCTGTGTTATCGCCATCGTCCGCACCTTCTTCATCTGAAACTGAATCATCTTCATATCTAGGTTGCTCAACAGTATATTTGCCCATTTCTTCATCATAAAGTTTGCTGTAATCATTTTCTATGTTCATCGTTTTTGCTAAATGTCCATAGAAGAAAACATCAATATACTTTTTAATATTGTCTACATCTTTAAATTCGTCTTCTGCTTCTGGAATAGGGTTTTCGTCTTCCCATTTTTTTATCAATGTACCAAAAGTATTTTGCTCAACGAGTGAATTGTCGTTATTTTGACTTGGTTTTAAATTAGCCGACCCCAATAAATCTTGGAAAGATTTAGTAGCTTCCGCAACACCTTTTGAATTATTTTGTTGTTGAGCTCTTCTAATTGATAGTTGTGCTATACATATAACTTTAAATAATTCTTCTTGTGCTTTTGTTTTTGCTTCATATCTTGTAATCCACTCATCATATTGCTCACGCAAAAAGTGATATTCGTCTGGCTTATAACCAGCGCCGAACATTTCAACATCTTCTGTTGATACTTGCAATTCTCCATCTTCTGGATTAATTGTGCTATCTTGCAAATCTGCAATACTATCTATTGTGTCTTTGCTTTTTTCCATCACAGTATCTAGATATGTTGAAGTTTTTTGTTTTGAACTACGTTCATTTTACTAGGATATAATCCTATTCTAGTTTTACCAGCCGACATACTTTTTTGTGTCATTGCTGCCACGTCGTCTGAGTAATACCAGTCAAAAAGCTGGCAACATCTTTCTATCGCATGCTCCTCATTGCCAGAATAATAATCTACTAATTGTAGATAGTATTTATCGACACAAGATTTGCAGATACTAACATATCCATTGTTACCTGCAAATAGAGGGGAGCTTGTAACAGAGAAATTGTTCTTTTGGTGTTTATACTTCTTACCACAGCAAGTACAATAATATTCTCTATCATCGTCAGGTGTTGCTTCGATTTTAGTTATTTTAGCGTCAGGATTTATCTTTTTTTTACTGTTCGCTGATAACTTTGCATTAGTAAATTTTGTCCCTCCAAAAGGGCGTCCCTTTGTAGCCATTATTTCCCTCCTTCCTTTATTTCGTCAAAATCCATAATAATTTATAATATCTTCTCACAATTACACTGCTTATTTTCTTTCCGATAAGAAATATTTCTTCCAGCAAATGTTGGTAATTGTGAATTACAATTAGGACAAACTAATCGTAAATTTTCTATACGATTGTCATGATTTTGTCCGTTTATATGGTCGAGTATTAAAACTAATCTCTTACCATTCCACTCATCATCACAACCACATACAGAACAATGTCTTAAATCGACATCTTTTCTTCTGTAAAAGAATTTTCTCAGTGTTTTCTGGTCGGCAGTTGAATTTAAGCAAAATACATTACCTTCGTTCCTTTCAATATTTTTCTGACTTTTAATAAGAAAATGTGAATAATCAATATTATTTTCCTTACAAAACCTCTTAAATATTGATAATAGATTGCCGCTTGCTACACAGTAGCCACAGTTAATTAAAATGTCACTTAATGAATGAGAATTAGATATAATTTCTTTAACTTTATCAACGCCTAACAATTGAAATTTGTTTTGCATTGAATTCTCCTTTCGTTAATAAAAAAGCCCATTATAGTAATGGACTTAAATGAATTGTATTTAATGTGGTAGTGCTGGAGAGAATTGAACTCTCGTTACCGCTGTGAAAGAGCGATGTCTTAACCACTTGACCACAGCACCATAAAATATGGTGGAGAATACAAGATTTGAACTTGCGACCCTCTGCGTGCAAGGCAGATGCTCTACCAACTGAGCTAATTCCCCTTGTGTGTTTATCCTTAATACTTTTCTATTTTTTGTACGGGCGTTTTGCATTATAGGTGCCCAAGACCTACCCACGAATTTACTTCCACGCTTTCGCTTGCCAGTTACTTACGTCCTTATGTGGTGGCTCATTATAGACTCCCCGTTCACACGAGTGTAGTCCAACTCTCAATATCATTAACGTAAGTTATATTTTTGAGTTGAAATCATAAGATTTTTGAGTCACATAGGTTTCCTCTACCCATTTTCAAGGATACCAGACTTACATCTCTACAAATAGGTTAATTAATGTAAGTTGTTGTCGCCGTACGCACGACTTATATAACATAGGTCTGGCATAAAAGCCAGCCTATGCGCTGATGAGCCCGCAGGTATTCATCAATCAAACCTAAAATAAATCATCTAAATCTTCGTCATCATCACGAATAACATAGATTCTTGTGGTTTCAGAACTTTCATGTCCTAATAATGCACGAACGCTCTCTATATCTTTACCATCCTCTACAACTAATTGAGTTGCTGCTGATTCACGCCATAAGTGTGGGTGAATTCTGCGTCCAACTATCTTTTCAAAATCGTTAGCGCACCAACTATTAAATGTTGTTTCTCCAACTTGTTTTGCTTTGCCACCATATCTAGTAACGAAAACATACGGACAATCATCGTGCCACACTTCGTTACGATAATCTATCCATTTTTTAATAGCGTCCATCGCTCTTTGGCTAAATGCAAGTTTTCTTACTTTGCCAATTTCTGATTTCCCTTTACAACGAATTGGATGAGTTTGATAATATTTTACTTCTTTATATTGAATATTGCCTTCTTCATCTACATATTGTTTGGTTTTAACAATAGGTTGAGCATCAACTACACTTTTAAGTAGTTGACGACTCTCTGCTCTACGACAACCAGTAGATAATGTAAATTCCAAGTAGGCTATTTTTTGCCATTCTTCTTGTTCTGTTAGAACTTCAATTAATGTATTAAATTCTGCTTTAGTCAAAGGTTCTTTTTCATGAACAAAAGTTTTTGGTGGTCTTTTAATGCTTTTATTAATAAAGTTTCTAAACATAGGATAATCATCATGATAATATATTTCTATATAACCATTTAAAGATGATATTGCTGCTCTTTTATTATTAATATCTGCTGAACCACAACCACGATTAAACAACCAATTTTGGAATCTCTTGTATTCTAAAGGTTTAATATCTAGTTGAGATTTATTACCTAAATTGTCTTTCACCCACTTAAACCATATCTTTAAATTACTCTCATAGGCTTTTTTTGTAGCAGGGGAAAACTCTGTAGAATTAGCAAGAAAATCATCCAAAATAAACAAGTTGAAATCGTTAAATGACTTAACTTCTTCATCTGTTATATTGATTAGCTTCTTCACTGTTTTCCTCCCGTTTTAATTTATTGGTTATTCTTCATCTTCGGATTCTTCACTACCTGCACTACTTGCACGTTTGAAAACAATAATATCTTTATCAGGAATCGTCATAAGCTCACCAGTTTTTGGGTGTCTTAATTGTTTTCCTTTACGTATATCGTGTTTAAATGTACCAAATCCGTAAATGTAAACATCTTTTCTTTCATTTAATTGCACATTTAAAGTATCAAAGACAGCATCACAAATTTGTTTTGCAAAATCTTGTGTTGTGTCATATCTTTTTGCAACTATTTTTACAAATTCTTTTCTATTCATATAGTTTCTCCTTGTTATTCCTCTATTTTTTTAAAGTGTCACATCATATAAACACTTAACTGCTTGTTTATTATCTGTGATAATACACATTTGTTCTGGTTTACCTGTAATTCTTTTGTCAATACAATAATCATCTGCGCCAACTACACAGCCACATTGCACAATTTTCACACCGTGAACGGTTTCTAATGCGTTATGATGCCTGTGTCCCATAATTATCCCATCTGGCTTAGTGCCAGTCATTAGTGTTAAGTTTTGAACAACGTTATTTACACTGTCTTTATCGCCATGTACCACATAAAATAATTGATTACCTCTTGTTCTAAAACAGCAAATTGTGTTGTCAATTCTTGAATCTTCACAGATTTCAACACCAGGATTATCACTAAACTTTAAATTTAAGCAATATAATAGCATTTCTTCTAGGTTTTCACCTTTTAAATTATCTTCTTTGTTTGGCATAATTCTTGAGTGGTTACCTGCAATACCATAAACTTTAATTTTTTC